ATCCATGAGGGAAAGTACACACTGGCGAACTCAGACTTGGTATGCCGAGGGGGCATGTTGACGATTAAACGCTTTAACTCCCCAGAAGCGACCCTATCCAGGCATTCAGCAACAACTCGATGGTGATCCCCCTCAATAAACTGCGGCCATATATACCGAATGTACTCCATGAAGGAGTCCCGGCACTTCTCCTGGTCGTTCAACGAAGAAAGCCGATCTTGCAGCAGCAAAATCTCTTTCATCTCGCCCTCAGAGAGGTGACTTAGGTTAATGGCCAAAACGATTTTTTCAGCAAATTGTATGAGGGGATTGACTATATAATACAAGAAGAAATCCTAAGAGTTAAAAGGGGGGGTACCCCCTCTCTTTATGGATTCCTCGTACCTCGGAATCGCACCCAAAAGAATCCTACGCTGTAAGCGCGCTGCACGACGCAGCCGCGTATGCGAAAGCAATAGCGTGAGCGATTGAGTTGATCAAGACGTGGTGAAAATAATTTGTAATACATTCGCCGCCGAATCGTTTTCATCATGTAACAAATGGAGAATGACAATGCATAACCCAACCGACGAAGACTTAATGACATACGTTGATGGCGAGCTCGACAATCAGCTCGAGCTGAAAAATCACATCGATGCTAACTTGGATAAATACTATGAACGAATGAAACCTTTCGTGTTTACACGTCGGTTATTCAACTTGATACGTTGACGACCCCGTAACATGAGAGTATTATCGAACGTGTTCGATAAGCAGTACGAACACACATTCACAACTTGGGAAAGATCATGGAATTAGAAAGAAAGAAAATAGGTGAGGTTGGAGTTGATAGCGGTAGCCTAGTTATCACAGACTCGTGCTACATAGATGCATATTGGGAAAAACCAGCGGGGGAGATTGATGGCCTTGTCGATCAAACTTGGGAAGACGACAAGATTTATCCCTACTCTTACGAAGGGGTTTTTGATGCAACATGCAATAAGAACCGCGGCGGCAATCTTGGTAAAACTCTAGGCGTTGCTTTTTCCACCGGCTATGGTGATGGACTCTATGAGGTCTACGCTACCTATCACGATGATGATGTTTTCGGGCGTCGAATCGTGAAGATAGAAATTGAAATGGGTATCACTCCTGAAAAGAAAGCTGTCTTAGAAGGAATAGAAAAAGAGGTAGCCGGTATGTGGGATGGTGACGTATGAGACTAACCGACATAACCGAAGTAAACGTTTCCACTGAGGCGGCGAAGCTCAACCAATTGGTTGGGCTTCGCAATGACCTACAGCGGAGAATCAAGAATGGCCGAACCGACACGCTCGGTTACCAATTGCTGATGCTTGAGTACGATGTTCGACGTGGTCAAAAGCGCTTGAACAATCAAATGTACCTGGCAAAAGAGCTCGTGCGTGGTGTAGTTAACATCTCGGATGATGGTTTCGAAGTTAAGAAGCACGGCCATCCGTTGATCTACTCAGCGGAAGTCTTGAGTCTACGTGAAGCTCAGCTGGTACTACGTGAAGGCAACACCAAGGAAAGGTCTAATCCGAAGTGGCATCAACAAAACTTACTGACTGTCGAGGTCGCTCACATAGGACCAGCGCATCGGAAAGCCTACGTTCGATCAACGTTTCCAGACTTATCAATGGCTGATAAATAAGGAGCTCATCGATGGGCGGCTCGAGCTAAGCTCGGGCTGCTCATTTTTTTAAACGGATCCGTTTAAAATTTTCCAGTAACTAACTATATAAAACCCGCCAGGCCGCAAGCGCCCTTGCACGCATGATAAAATGCAGCAAGGCCGCAAGCATTTATAAAAATGCAGGCAGGCCGCAAGCACTGGCGCACGCACGCGCGGATCACCACCACCAACACCCCCACAAAAACCCCCAAAACTAAACGGGGTTGGGAGGGCGGAGCGATTCCCCCCCTAAATTTCTCTGATTTTCTGCCGCTTCTGTGAATACTTCAGTACATCTCAATTCTGTTACGCGCTCGTGATACGTGCTAAAATCCTCTTGCTTTTTCACTAAGGACTAATCATGTCAGCATTAACTGATGCACGCGCATATGTTGGGGGTTTATCAGCCCCAAGCAAGATGCCATGCCATTCATACAATCTTCCCGCACATAAGTGCAACGTAGGGTCACAGCTGTCGAAGCTTTCCGGTTCGGTATGTTCCGATTGCTACGCGTTGAAGGGTCGTTATCTTTTTCCAATCGTACAGCGTGCGCTGGAACGCAGGCTTGCAACGATCCGCAAAAAAAATTGGGCTTCGAACATGGCGCGCAGCATTAACAACGCACCATTTTTTCGTTGGCACGATAGCGGAGATATTCAAAGCTTGCGCCATTTGCACAACATCGTTGACGTAGCCAAGCGCACGCCCGATACCTTGCATTGGTTACCAACGCGTGAGGTTGGAATCGTTCGCGATTTCCTACGCAATCAATCAGCACCATCGAATCTAACCATTCGTGTAAGCGGTGCCATGATTGACGGACCACGACCTAAGCATTTCGCACACACTAGTACCGTACACGATAGGACCATACCAACGGACTCGCATGTATGCCCAGCATCCACGCAAGCCAATCAGTGCGGAGACTGTCGCGCTTGTTGGTCTCAAGACGTTAGCAATATTTCTTACCCACACCATTAAATCCCTGCGGGATTGACGGATTCATGACTCATGCATCCGTCTAGAGAAACCGATGCAAGCACCCTTGCGTCGGTCAATGGGGCGCAAGCCCGCATAAATACTAAGGCGCAAGCTGGCCGCAAGTGGATCTTGTTACGCCCTCGTGCTAGAATCTTTCTGCTTTTTCATAAACTTGGGAATCAACTATGCATAAGAGAATTACTCTTAAAAACCTGAAGCATGCAGCCTATGCATCTCATGAAACGCACTGCTTTAATGCCACCATCTACTTAGATGGCGAGCGTGCGTTCAAGGTATCTAACCAAGGTTCGGGTGGTCCGAACGAATACTTTCCATACCAACGGCAAGGTGAGCGTGACTTTCATTCTTACTATCGCTACGTCAGTGATGCTGCCATGAGTTGGATGAAAGAAACCAACCCTGATTTTCCTTACTTAGATGATGACTGGGCCTGTCTAGATTTTGTGATCACTCACCTCATCAATGACCATCTGCTCTTGAAAAACATGCGCGACATCATGAAACGCAAGGTCGTGTTCTTAGATCGTGATGACAGCAAGGTTTACACCATCACGGAGAAACCCACGCCAGATAAGATTGATTACTTACGTCGTCAACATCCTAAGTGGCAACTCTTTAACGACATTGAATCAGAAGATGAACGTGTTGCCTTATGGAGACGCGCATGAACGAAATCAAAATCATCAACAACGATGTAGAAGGCATCGTTACCATCGGTTCCATCATCACTTACCGCATTGTTCTGCATGAAAAGCAAGGTGATACCTACGTCAAGATCGTGGATGAGGAACGCACGGGTGAGGTCGTTGAAATCCGTAACGGATTCTTTCGGATCGTCACAGATGTTGAGTACTTACCTGAAGTGGAATACGTGGATTTCAATTTCGTTTTAGAGATTGGCCCATCACGACAAGACATCCTTGCGGATCTTAAGCCCAAGCTAAGCATCATGTCCTTACTGGATTGGAGGAAAAAATCATGATTAATCAAGTCAACACATACGCTAAGAATAATGGCTTTGAAGAGATGTTAACTGGCGGTGGATGCACAGCATTCACCAACACATTTGAGATGCCTGATAACTCTATGTTTCTCATCACTGAAGAGGATGGTTGCAATGTTCCAGAAGCAATGGACGAAGCATGTGTCGTAGGTCGTTACACAGATGGCATGGATGTTTGTCTTGCGACTCGCAAAGGCACCTTTGCTCAATGCATTGGGATTGCCTTAGAAGCTAAAGAGAATTGGGAACCATCACCTCCTCATGGAGATCTGTTATGACTAAGTACGAAATTAAAGTACAAGACCACGACTCAGTCGTCATAGAAGCTAAAAATATTTTGGAGTTAGTTAACAAGCTTTACGCATGGATGAATGACCACTGTGCGTATGTAGATGAACTTCTATCTATTGAAACACTATGAATGATCGCTCTGATGCAGGACGTTTGCTGAACTCATTCAAGAAACGCAGAGACTTTACGTGTCGTCTCTGCAAGAAACCTTTTCAAAGCATGAATGCGTACAGCATCTGGTGCTCAGTAGCATGTCGAGTCAAAGGCAATCGTTTAGACAACGCCGCCGATGATCCTCACAAACTGACTGTCGCTGAACGTCGAGGCCCAGACTTGCGTGGTCCTCCCTCACGTAAAAAGAACCTGGTCTCAGACTAGTCTTCCTCAACGAGCTCGGCATCATCGATGTCCTCGAGATCGTCGGGCGCAAGCTCGGTGCGTTTAACCCTGGCCTCTAGCACGGGCGCAAGTTGGTTCGAATCAATGAGCTCACGTAGCCTGCTCTCAACTTCACTCCGATCCATCTGGCTGATCGATCCGTACTTCACTTCCTTCCTCTCCACCATAAGTCCTGCCAACTTAGCCCTGCCTAACTCAGCCTGGACCGCAGGCCCATAGCTCCCATCTTCCAGCGCTGCATCACGGATTGTCTGCAGATCTCGAGCCACCTTCTCAAACGTGATCTCGTATTTCTGCTGTTGGATATGTTGCAACTCGTGAATCCGATCTTGTACGTAACGGAACTTGGGACTATTGAGTAGCTGAGTTGAAACCTCTTGAGGATGTTTGTAACCAGCACGGTGAGCACACTCGTAGTTGGGGAGATCGTGATACACATACAGCTGCACGAACTTCTGTTGCATCTTCGTAAGCTTGGGTTGTTTCTGATGGACTGGATACCGATGGTGATTGTCGGTGATGTCAGCCGCCTGAGTATTTTCAGCCATGCCTGTATTCTGACCTTAATCTTTCCCATTTGAAAACCTCTTTCAAAATTTTTTTTCTTCTACCTCTACAGTGAGAGAGAGGGTACCGAGGTGAGAAAATTTTAATTTTTCTCTCCCTCTCTTTAGAGAGTGACCCTATGACCCTATGACCCACCCTTATAGAATGCGGCCTCCAGAGGGGGTACAGTCAAGGGTCACGTAGGGTCAGCGTGACCCTATGACCCACCATGACCCACCTATATAAATCAATGACTTAGCTCATTTTCACAGGGGGTAGGGTCAAATCGAAAAACCCCCCGTGACCCTACCTAAACGGGGTAGCGCCGCCCTAGAATTCACTTTAACTTTGTCTCCTAAGTTGATTTAACTTGCCTCCCATTTGAGCTTGCCTTGAAGGGGATGTGTATCCACTCGGGGGCGGCTTGGAGTATTCCATCCACGACCTGCTGTTTGGGTTTGGCCTAGGCATTTCCAGCCTGCACCACGGAGGCTGTCACCGCTCTCACTTTTCAGGGTATAGGTGATGAGTTTTGTGTAGCCCATTGCTTTTGCAGCACGCCAGCAGGCACCGTACAACATTGAGCAGGCGTTCCTACTACCATCGGTAGCTACGCGGTTGACCTCCAAGGTCCAACCGTTATCCACTACCCGAGACACTGGCCTTCCAACAATAGCTACGCCTCTCACTTCATCCTTGTCATCAGCCACAGCGATTGAGAACTTGGAGCCAGGGACTGGCTTGTGATGACGATGATGTTGTTCCACGAAGGCGTTCGCTTCAGCTAGTGTTGTCGGTACGATTCGTAGCATTAAACTTTCCTTCAAACCGCTTTCTTGTCTCATCTTCCCAATGTCCCATGCGTAGTCCTTCGTTATCAGCACGGCCTTCCATCGGGGTGTTGACACGTTGCACCTCGAGCTTCCGCACGTAGGCCCACTGCTTAATCCATGACTCATCCACCACGTCACCGCCCGGGATGTGATAGCGATTAAGATTGCTGATGTCCTGCACGAATTCGTACGGACCTACCACTAGGTTATAGCGTGGCACTTGACGTTCCATGCATCTCCTCCTCAATGTCTAAGATCATACGACCTAAGCGCTCCACCACTTGGGGCACCACGGCATTACCTAATCCTTTAAGTCGGTCCACCCGATGGGGAACCCCATTAGCCACTCGACCCACGTCGGGTTCAGGCTCCCAGTGTTGGGCGACTGGCCCACCACTCTGCTCAGGTTCGGCGTGTTGCGATCCCCAATCCCCTCCACTCTGCCATCCTTCCAATCTCTTGCCGCCGGGGTTGGCCACAGGGCGACTGCGCTCTCCAGATCGCTGGGTTGCTTGCGTTTCTCTCGAATCAACTTCTTCGGATCGGCTCCGTACTTCGGACCTCTCGGTGTTGGCCACATCTTCACTGCTGTTGCCAGACCATCCCCGCTGTTCTTGCTCAACCCCTTGCGATTGTAGTTGCCGTTCTGGGTGGGGGTCGGCCATAGGTTGTGACGTGCCATCGTGTCCAAGCTGGGCATCCCTGCTCCCTTGAACGTTGTGCCGTCCTTGCGTTGCCCATTCTGCCCCGTTCCGTAAGGCTGGGCCGTTGGCGTGGGCACAAATCCAGACTCGATTGCGAATGTGGTGGGCATCTGCGGCACAAGCCGGAATAACAAACGCCCCTGCGGAGTAACCCGCTTCTTCCAGATCAGCGAGGCACTGGTCGAGTTCCATACTGATGATTCCAGGCACGTTTTCGCCAAGCACCCAAGCTGGCTGAACCTCCCGTATAACTCGTAACATCTCCGGCCAGAGATGGCGGTCATCTTGCTTGCCTCGCTGCTCCCCAGCGTGGGAGAAAGGCTGGCAGGGGAACCCTCCGCAAACAAGCTCAACTGCCCCTTGGTATTGTCGTCCATCGATCTTCCTTATGTCCTCATGGATGATGGCATCAGGCCAGTGCTTCTGCAGGATACGCCGACAGAACGGCTCAATCTCACAGAAGGCCACGGTCTCCATGCCTACCCGCTCGAGACCCAGGCTAAACCCCCCGATCCCGCTGAACAAATCAAGAACTCTCATGCCCATTCCGTTATACTCCCAGTGTGCATCCACCCCGATGCATGAGTGAAAAAGCACGGGGATAAGCGGTTCTTGTTTCCCAAGGCAGGGATCGCCTCCCCTTTCATACCCCACACATCCCGTCGCATTCATCCATAAAGCTAAACGTTGCTTGGCCCTCTGCCGGATCGGCTAGGTCAGCATCACGTAAGGGTGTGAGGGTTCGATGAATGTACAGTTGTTGAGATGTCCCTCGCACACCTTCTCGCACGGCTTCATCCACCATGCAGGCATCTTCCCAAGATTCAGGGTCACTGCTCTTCATCTCCCGCCATGTCGCATTGTCATGATAGGGACAGAAAGTGCATGCTGATTTGCTAGGCAACTGGTTGTACCCATGATCTTGTAACCACTCCAGGCATTGCAGCCGAGTCATATGCTCCTCAATGAGGGGCCATCGATGACGTTGCCATGCTTCTCTTGGTTCTTTCATGCGCTGCATTTCATCCCAAGAGATACCAATCCATTGTTCAGCAAGGATCTTCACCTTCCCTGCCTCATCTTTAGGTGCGCGTTGCCTAGGCTTTAGACCTACCAGATCCCTAACCTTCTTGTTGATAGGTTGGATCTTGTATTCATTGGTACATTGCCGCCGAAGCATGCCTTCACGCTGTCCTAGTTCGGAGGTCGTGTAAAAGGGAGACCCAGCGAAGCGTCCTACAAAAGAACCATCTTCGTTTGCGGTCGTGGATTCCAAGATGGACTCACGTAAAGAACCTTTGGTTACCTTGTGTACAGGGAAAGGCAGCTGCGTTTCCAGCCAACTCAACCATTCATAGACACGGGTAGGCTCAGCCTGAGTATCAGCAAAAATTGCACAGTCAGGCATGGGTGTAATCTCACCATGAGCTGCCATCAATGCCATCGTTGAAGACTGCACGCCCGCACCTAATGAGATAACAGTTAACATTACTCAACCTCCCATGGTTTTTGCATATCATTCGATGCTAGGTAATGCCACACCGCTTTACCAGGTTCAGCATACGTCTTGACCTTATCTCCCAAGTACTTCTGTACGTAGGTGACAGCATTTCGGCAAGCCTTATTACCACTTGAAAGCTCCGCTTTCTTTAATGCTTGACGTGCCAAGATCTCTAGTTCCTTGCGTCGGTAGAAGGTGACGCTATCCATTGCCCCCATAAGCACACGACCAATCGCAACCTGATCTTCCTCTGAATGTTGTTTGCCTGGAGTGATCGGTGTGAACGCATTGACCTTCCACTCACCTTCATCAAAGTCGAATGCCGCCAGATGTTCGTTGGGTTCCTGTGCATTACGTGCCTCATAGAAGAGATTCACGTCAGGCTTCTCGCCCAATAGCTTGATGCCGCTATCGAACCAGCCTGCGAAGGCGCTGCCTCCCCGTGCTGACATGAAGCTCTTGTCATCAGCACGTTCTTTGCCGGTGTGATGGGCAACAATCACGCAGATATTGTGCGCCTCAATCAAGAGATCGATGCGATCCAATAGCTTGTGAATCTCAGCGTTGTTGTTCTCTTCTCCATCAAAGAAGTTAATGATGGGGTCGATCATGACGAGGTCGGGTTCGTGATAAGCGATCTCATCGCTGATCATCTGGATGTCACCGTCTCGCATCAGATTCTTACGTAGGCGCCCACTCGGAATCAGGTTGCTGTACCCCAGCTGCAGGAGATCAGGGTCGGATTCAAACTTCCGATAGTACATTTCAACTCGGCTCTTGATGAACTCACGGATGATCTCCGCTTGTAACCACACCACCTTAAGCGGTCGGCTGAATGGTACCCCCATGAATTCAGTGCCCGTTGTAGCAGCGGCGGCAAAGCCACCAAGCCAGTTCGACTTGCCGATCTTGGGCTTACCTAACAGCAGCACCCTTGAGCGTTGAAAGACAAAGCGATCACCCCAGTACTGCTCAACCGCGGAATCATCTAACTCAGTCCAACTCTCGTGGGTGAATACCTCTAACCCCAGCGGGTGCTTTACTTCTGCAGGCTCCGCTTCAATGGGATCTTCCTGGCTCTGGATTTCCTTGAGCTCTTCAGTGAGATCGACATGCCAGTTACTTGTCTGCCACCTCAACGCACCACCATCAACATCTTCAGGGTGCCGTTGGATATGACCATGGATAATGCTGACCGTTGTCTGCGTGACTTCGATCAGTCCCATGGGTGGGGCTAAGGTTTGATTCCAATCCTGGGCTTTGATCAGCACTTCACGCTGACCCCAGCCTTCCTTGATCCACCGGCCAACCAGCCGTGCCAAGGTATCGTTGCGTTCACCCATCTTGACTGGGTCTTCAGTCAGATGCTGCGTGATCTTCTGGACTTTGCCTTCGTTGTTGAACGCTAAGATGTTCTCAAGATCGGTTTGGTTGAGGGCAGGTAGATCGTCCATGTCTTCAGCAATGAAGTGTTCATCGATCTTCCATTCGTATCCTTTGCTGGGTGTGATCAGGACGTAGCCGCCTTCACCACGGACATCCAGTTTGTTGGAGCCAGTGGAGTTACGAACGTTGACTCCACCAATGGAGTAGAAGAAATGGGAGCCACCTCGAGGCGTCTTCTGCCTTAACGGGGTACGACTGACACCTCCCTGACTAATCCATTCGACTGCCTGATCCGAGTCAGCGTCCAAGACAGCGAAGGTAATGCCTGTGATCGCTGCCCAGTTGGCCTTGGGATACATCTGATGCCATGTCTTGACCTCTTCCCACGTAGGTTGAGCACGTTGGTAGTGCTTCCAGCTAACCCGTGGGGTCTTAGCCCAGCGTGCGCTCAGGGTGGGTTCATCATCAAAGGGATGGCGGCTGCGAAAAAACTTAGGGACCACGTCAGTAGGACTACCGCATGGGATAAGGTGGAACCTGTGTTGCCACAGATTCTCTAGGATCTCTAAAGCTGCCTCTGGTGATAGGTCTTCCCCACCACCCGTTGGCAGAAGCAAAGCCATCAACTTCTCACATGTTCAACCCCCAGCCTGACTTGCATCGCAGGACTACGTGTCTTGCTGATGTCATCAGGCTGAGCGATTTTTGAATTGATCTCCTCGGCAGGACCAAATATCGATTCCCAATCTAGCTCCCCATTGGAAGCCACAATGAATTTCTTAGCTTGCTTCACTGCTGGTGAGCGAGTGAGGTAACGGTACTGCCTGATGGACGACGGATTGATGCCTGTTCGACGCACAACCTCGTCGTCTCCAAGCTTCCAAATCCATTCAGCTAAAGTAATCTTTTTCTTCGTAGCCATTTTTTGAAAACGTACTCTGCTCTATAGACCGCCAATAGAAAAAGTGTATCTTTTTCCTTGACTCCCCGTCAAGCGCATGCGATAAATGCTCTGTGATGTGGTGTGTGTGTATAGAGAGAATAGGAAAATTGCTATGGAGATTGCGGCTTTAAAAGCTCTGCATTTGCAGTTCACGACGAAGATAAAGAAGTTAGAACGTGTGCTTGCGGGGGTCGAACGTGACCTTCTAGACCATCCCGAAATTCAAGAAGCTATCCTTCCCCTTCACAACGCTGGCGGCAGTAAGACTGTCGATGGTGTTTGTGTGGAACTGCGTCGAACGCATCATTGGGATCAGGAAACGCTGACCGATATCTGCGACCGGATCGAACGTCCTCATTGGCCTCACTTCATCAAGGAAGTCATTACCTTAAAGGTAGACAACCGAGAGTGGATGAAGTGGGCGGCTGCTAATTTAGATGCTGCTGACATGTTCACTCCAGCCTATGGCTTGGAGGTGAGTCAGCCGAGGGTGAAGGGAGTGAAGGAGGATGAGGATGACTGAAGCCACAAAGCTTGAGCTTTCCTTCACCCCGAAACAAATTTCCTATCTGGCTCACACGAGTTGCAAGTCGTTTATTCATGACCAATACGAACGTTTTGAATTTGATGACTCGGATGACAATGTGAACCACATGGTTCTAGGCTGGCTGCACTGGCTTGAGAACGACTCATACCTCTCGGCCCTGATCATGCAGCAATTTTGTATTGCACGGGGTTACCGCGCATCCATCCTGACCGATGAACACAGAGGGGAATGGGTAGTGTGGACCGATGATCCACTTGATATGGAATGACACATGAAGATTAAAAAGAACAAAATCTATGAAGAGGGTGCTTCCCCGATAAACAAACTTGCTGTACGGATGCTCTGGCGTGGAGAAAAGTACGAACCGCCCCATAAGTTTCTTAATTGTTTTAAGACTCAACCCTCGCTCTATCAACTTCCTTCAGATCAAGGAAGCAACGTTACATTGGTAAATCATTTAAGAACTATGACTGGAAAGCGATTTGGCAGGCTTGTCGTACTTGGTAAGCATCAACCAGATAAAAACTATCTTGCCGTTGTAAAGAACGCAAAACTCCATAACTTTCTTACAAAACCCCCAAAGAAAACAGCCTCCGATATTTTAGCCTTCGAAGAGAAGTATAAAAAAAGGCAGCACAACGGGGGTCACGCTAAATGGGTCTGCCGTTGTGACTGTGGTAATTACTGTCTTCAGTACACAAGATCTCTAAAGAACGGCCGTGGAAATCTCTGTTCTGAATGTGAGCATTTAGAATACATGAAAGGCAAGACATCACAAAAATCAACCAACCAAAAGGAGGACATAAATGTCACTACTTGAAGCTGTCTCTCGTCAAGGAGAGATCCCGCCCCTACGAATGAACATTCAAGGGACGGATGGAATTGGTAAGAGCACGTTTGGAACGGGTGCTCCTGACCCGATCTTCATCCAAGCAGAGGATGGCCTTAGCTACTTAGATGTTGATCGCTTCCCTCTATGTAATACATGGAGCGACCTGATGGATCAGGTTGAGACGTTGTTCAAGGACGACCACAAATTCAAGACCGTCGTGCTTGATACCACGGACGCCGCCGGGAATCTTTGCGAACAGCATGTTTGTGAAGATAACTCATGGAAATCTATCCAAGCACCTGGCTGGGGCAAAGGGCCAGCTGAACTGCGCCTTGTGTGGGCACATCTTCTTGATGGACTCAACGCACTGCGAGTGGATCGCCAGATGAATGTGATCTTACTCTCGCATGTCGAGGCAAAGATCTTCAGTGATCCGAGTGAAGGAGACTACAACCGCTGGGAAATGCGTTGCGATAAGAACGTCAATGCGTTGATCAAGGATTGGGTGGACTTCAATTTCTTTGCCAACTACGAGCTCAACAAGATCTCTGACAAGCAAGAGAGAAAGAACCGTGCCATTGCGTATGGAAAGCGCAAGTTGTTCACGAGCTTCAATGCTTCGTTCGATGCGAAGTCACGCTTGGAACTTCCCAAGGAACTTGAATTCACTTGGGAATCTTTCGCTGATGCCTACACCAAGGCGCTATCTAATCAACAATCTAAAGCCGCGTAAGGAGAACGAACGATGGCATTTGACAAGCTAGACCTGACCCAAGTTGAAGACACCAGTGGTGACTTCGAGCCTATCCCTGATGGGAAGTACATGTTGCAAGCAGTTCATTGGAAGGATGATCCGTCAAGCACAGGAAGACCCATGCTGACTGTTCAGTTCTCAGTGGCAGAAGGTAATTATCATAACCGCATAATCTTTGAGAACTTTGTCTTAACGGAACCCGTTGCCTTGGGACGCTTGAAGTCTTGGGTCGCTTCTTGTGGGTTGGAGGCGGAGATTAAAGACTTCAACTCTTCGCACATGAATGACTTGATGAACACGAAGTTCCAAGCCAACGTCAAGATTCAGCCTGCGAAGGGTGAGTACGGGGCATCCAACGGAGTGAAGTCTTTCCTGCGTCCTAGCAATGGCGATCAAGCTCAAGAAGCTGAGACACCTGCTGCTGCTGACGCACCGGCTCAACCTAAACCCAAGTGGAGCAAGTGATTGGAGGAAGACGATATGTATCGCATGTTGTTTGAAGAACTCGACAACCCTCAACGAGAAGAGATCCTCAATGTCATCGCTGACTGTATCGATGACTTGAGTGATCAAGGGTTTGATGACAAGGATGTCATCGAATGCACAGTTAAATACGCACTCACGTTAGCTTATTTAATGACCACGGAAGAGAGCATGGATGAGCTAGTCGAATCTATTAAAACCAGCGCTCTAAAAGTCAGAGAGCAAGCCATGAAAGTAAATAAGAGGACTCTCAATTGATTAATACGCAAAAACTTTCGCTGCGTGCTGCTGTTAAGGGCATGTATGCC